GTTAACCGTGTTGTAAAAGCTGCCCTTTCTATCTCTGCCGTTTGGGAGGGATTTGGTGCCGACATGACTACTTTTACAACTGAGGAATTAGTATTTTCTGCCATTAATCATGATCTGGGTAAAATGGGAGATGAAAACCATGAATCATACATCCCCCAGGATGATAAGTGGAGAAGAGAGAAACTAGGTGAAGATTACAAATTTAATACCAAAGTCCCATTCGCATCTGTCCCAGATCGTGGTTTATTCATGCTCCAGTCTCACGGGGTGCAATACTCATTCAATGAAATGATTGCTATTCAGACTCACGATGGTTTGTACGATGAGGCAAATAAGAAATATCTATTCGCGTTTATGCCCGAACAAAAACCACGCACATCACTTCCATTCATCTTACATCAGGCGGATTTAATGGCTGCACGTATCGAGTTTGAACGTGAATGGTTACCTAAGTTAAAAGGTAACGTGGGGGGGCAAAAAGAGAATTTTACATTGGGGGTAAACAAAAAGTCTAACCCCAACAAGCAGCAAAAAGCCCTGGGCTCCATCCAGAGCACAGGTCTTAAAAACATGCTAGATAACTTATGATTGCAACAATTGCTATAATTGCACTTTCGGTTTTAGTCGTTACCTTAGGGTATACGACTTATAACCTTCTTCGCAAAAACGAAAAAGCAGAGGATGTAATTAATTCATACCAGGTCTATATTAAAGATGTATCTGAAACTGTTGAATTTATAGATCAACGTTTAGAAGAAATAGATCAAAATGGTGCGTTTAAAAGCGATGATGAAGTAGGTTTTTTCTTTGATCGTGTTAAGGTATTGCATACTGCCCTCAAGTCCTTTAAAGTGGACTTATAAAATTTAATGGCCAAAAAGAGAAGACCTAAGAGTAAAAACTACTTTACTCATGACACAGAACTAGCTATAGTAAGATATAATAACGAACCTGATTTTAAGGTTCGTAGTAAGATTTATGAGAGAGAAATCCATTACCCTTTCTTTAAACTTACGGAAAATATTATTCATACATTTAAATTTTACTATACTGAGGTGGATGAAATAGAACACCTCCAGCATGAGGTAATTACTTTTTTACTTTCTAAAATCCATCTTTTTGATCCATCTAAAGGAGCAAAAGCTTATTCTTATTTTGGGACCATTACAAAAAATTACCTTATAGTCTCTAATACAAAGAATTATAAAAAACGTATTGATAAAGCTGATGTTTCTGAAGCAGAAACTAATGAAAAATTTTCTTATCAAATAGATGATTCACCCCATAAGGATGAATTAAGTGAATTTATTGATTTATTTGTTGAGTATGTTAGTGAAAATATTTACGAATTATTCCCTAAAAAGAATGATGCCGAGATTGCAGATGCTATTTTAGAAATTTTTCGTAAGAGAGAAGATATAGATATTTTTAATAAAAAAGCTCTTTACATTTATATCCGTGAAATGGTAGATGTAAAAACCCCTAAAATAACTAAAATAGCCAACCAGCTATATGCTATATTTAAAGATAATTATATATTCTACCTTGATAACGGTTATGTAGAATTCGAATAGCGCATATTTATATCCGAATAATAATAATATAAGTATGAGCTCTCTTGATCAAGACATATTTGGGGGTAAAAAATTTTCAGGTTTATTAGAAGAAATTTATAATAACCAAAAGAAAAAAGAGACCCAAATTTCAGCCCTTATCCAAGAATTAAAACCATTAATCACGGATATAGGTGATGCTACCTTAATTGTTCCTTTAATTAAGGAATATATGGATTTAGCTATTAAAAACGATGATGCTTTAATTAGAATGGCTACAATTATCCAACGTGCTATGGCTCGTAGCGGCAATAATGAAGATAGTTTTGGAATTTCTGATGAAGAAAAAGAACAACTTCTAAGTGAAATCAATAAGCTAAACGATAAAAAATAATGCCACTTACATCGGGTTTAAAACAGTTTCAAGATCTTGGAAAGATCCAAAATTCATCTAACCAGGATGAAATTAGAAAACTCCAGGGATCAATCCTATCAGGAAGGGTTAAAACTATTAACCAAAATGGTACAGGGTTAGATGGGGCTATATCTGTAGAAATTCTTTCAAACACATCAAACACTACAAGTAATTCAATTCCTAGAGTATATCCTTTATTCCCTAATAGTCAATCATACCCCTTAATAAACGAAACTGTAGTTATATTACCTTTAATATCTAATAATTCTTCAAATAATTCTATAGATACTACTTATTATTATATTTCTACAATAAATTTATGGAATTCTGTTGAAACAAATCCTTTAGTATTAAATAACACTAGTGATTTTAAACCTGGAACTTACTTCAATGAAAAAGGTACAATAAATCCCTTATATTCATTTGAAGGTGATTATATTATAGAAGGACGTTTTGGTAATAGTATTAGATTAGGTAATACTGTTCCAAATAATACAGCTCCATTAAGTAATAATTGGTCTAAAACTGGTTCTTTAGGTGACCCTATTACAATTATATCTAATGGGCTCCATTCAATATCACCTTCATTTAATTCAATTACAGAGGATATTAATAGTGATAAATCTTCAATTTATTTAACTTCAACACAACAGTTACCAATTGAAGTTTCTTCTCAAAACGATTATTTATCCTATTCATCCCAACCAACCTCCCCTAAAGAATACGTTGGAAATCAAGCAATACTAAACTCTGGTAGACTATTATTTAATTCTACTCAGGACCATATCCTACTTTCCTCAGCAAAGAGCATTAATTTAAATACTGTAGAATCTGTTAATATAGACGCGGCAACTCAAACCGTGATACAGACACCGGAGTTATATTTAGGTGGCGTTAACACCGCTCAACCCGTGGTTTTAGGCGATGATTTGGTGGGGTTATTAACTGATATTTTAGGTGATTTAGATACTTTAACTAACTCATTAGTTAACCAATTAGGAACCCCTTCAGGAACCCCTTTAGCACCTACTAACCTGATAGCTCAAGCTATCAATAGTAAAATTGGTGGGTATAAAACTCGTTTACAAAACTCTTTATCTCAAACTACTAAGACTGTATAATGGCTATTTCACCTAAAAAAATACAAGAGATAAGAAAGCAAAGAGCTCAAATTAAAAAAGATAGAGAAGAACGTCTAGCTTTAGAGGCTACTGATACTGAAGCTCTAAATAATGCTGTTACTGAAGACTCAAAACCTCGGGGACAACAAAATTTAGGTTCTTTAATCCTTAAACAAGGTCAAAAATTATCTAAGTTTGTAGTTCCTTTAACTTTAAACCTTTTAAGAGAGTATGCTGTAGATCAAGCTAAACAAGAGATTGAGGCACAAGAAATATCTCTTGAGGAATTAAAAGAAAAATTTTGTCCTGCTAATCTACAAGACATTATCCAAAAAAGAAATAATGCTGTAGAATACTTAAACAATACAGGTGCTAGATTAGATTCATTATCTATTACAGTAGATTTTGGAGCTAATTTTGCCTCACTTTTGCAAGGTTTAGTTAATACAATTAAACGTGGTCAAACTCTAGCAAATACTGCTATGAGTTTTATTCCATTTGCTCTACCTGGGGCTGTTCCCGCAGCTATTAACACAGCAGGTACGATAGCAGACTCAGTATTATTTAGTGAAGATGGTACTCCCAGAATTCCTCCTATTAAAATTACAGCTTCTCAAGTCTCACCCGCAGTTGCCTCTACTCAATCAATAATATTAAAGTGTGTGAATTTACTTGGGAGGTTAGATATATTAATAAATTTATGTGATCCAAACTCAACACTGGTCCCTTTATCAGACTCAATTAACGAGATTATAGTAAACGAATCATTAGCTAAAGCATCACAAAACGATACAACATACAAAGGTTTTATTTTAGAAATTGAAACTAAACCCTACACAGATAGAGTAAACCAAAATAGAGCAGTAGGAAAAAACAAATCAGGTATAGTATTAATTGCTACTGATTATTCATTTGCTTCCGACCCTCAAGTATTAATAACAGAACTTAAATTTATTATTGACAGAGACGATTTAAAAGCTTACTAAAACAATATTTATAACCATGAAACTGAATGAATTAAGAAAAGTAATTAGAGAAGAGGTAAGATCTGCTATTCAAGAAGAATTAAAAGACATCCTCCTTGAAGCAGTGAAATCACCTAAAGGTGTGGTTGCTGAATCAACTATTTTAACTCCAAAACCACAAACCAATACAGCTGCTCAACAAGCAGCTAGACAATCTATCATGAGTAACATGATGGGTTCAGGTGGTAATCCCTCATTTACTTCAAACGATGTAGCTACTTTTAACCCACAAGGAGCTATGCCCGGTGGTGACTTACCACAAGGCAATGTTGGTCTAGATCAAATTATGGGTTTAATGAAAGGTAAATAATGGCATACAACGCAAGAAAAATAGCCCCAACAGATTTTAAACCGGGAACTGGAGTAGGAGTATCTATCCCATTTTCGGCACCAGGCTGTTTTTCTTCAACGTATACCAATAAAGATGCTACAAAAGCAAATCTTATAAACTATTTTTTAACAGAACCCGGATCACGTTGTGGTAATCCTGAATTTGGGGGAGGTTTAGGTAAATTTATATTTGAACAAATTGTAGATGATAATTTAGATTTTCTTAAAGAAGATGTAGCATCTAAACTAAACTTATATTTCCCCCAAGTAGAGATTACAAGTTTAGATGTTACGGCCCAAGAAGATAGAAATACAATTAACGTAGTTTTAGATTATAAAATTTCTCAAACTAACGATACAGATACACTTGAAATAACCTTATCATAATGGCTAAAGTAAGAGACATAAAGTACCTAAATAGGGATTTTAATAGTTTTAGAAATGCTCTAATTAACTATTCTAAAACATATTTCCCAACTACGTACACAGATTTTAGTGAAGCATCACCTGGTATGATGTTCATGGAAATGGCATCCTATGTGGGTGACGTTTTATCTTTTTACCAAGACAATCAAATCCAAGAAACATTTACCCAATATGCTAATCAAACAGATAATTTATTTGATTTAGCTTACATGTTTGGGTATAAACCTAAAGTAACAGGGGTAGCAGAAACTACAATTGATTTCTATCAAAGGGTACCTTCTGTTGGAGTAGCCAAAACCCCAGATTTTAATTACGCTTTAGTAATAGGGGAAAATGCACAGATTAAATCAAACATTTCTTCAGTAAATTTTTTAACAGAAGATTTAATAGATTTTACTGTATCATCTTCTTTTGATCCTACTGAAGTTACAGTTTATGCTGTTGATGCTTCAAACAACCCTACAGAATATCTTCTAAAGAAAAGCAGAAAAGCAATTTCTTCTACAATTAATACTACTACTTTAACATTTACTACCCCTGAAGAATTTACAACTAGAACCATATCAGCTACTAATTTAATTGGTATTTTAGATATTGTAGATTCTGATGGTAATGTTTGGTATGAAGTAGATTATTTAGGTCAAGAATTAGTATTTGATTCTATTAAAAATACAAACCCAAACGATCCTAATAATTACACAGATGAAGGAACAGTTCCTTATTTACTCCAAACTAAACAAGCTGAACGTAGGTTTGCTACAAGATTATTAGATGCTGGAACTTTACAAATCCAATTCGGTGCTGGTAAAAGTAATGATACGACTGAAGAAGTAATCCCTAATAGTGATAATGTAGGTTTAGGTTTAACATTTGAAAAAGATAAATTAACTACAGCTTTTTCACCACTAAACTTCATTTTTAGTAATACTTATGGTATTGCTCCCTCAAATACAACTCTAACAGTTAGATATTTAACAGGTGGTGGTGTAGGAGCTAATGTACCTGCTAATTCACTTACTACATTAACCAACCCGAATGTTGTTAGTTTTGCAAACTATTCCGCAACTGACCCAACAGGCGATTACCAGGCAGCATTCGATTCATTAGCTGTAGCAAATCCAAATGCTGCCTCTGGAGGTGGTGATGGAGACTCAACAGAAGAATTAAGACAAAATATCATATCCAGTTATGGCTCTCAAATGAGAAATGTTACATTAGATGATTATTTAGTACGTACTTTATCTATGCCTTCTGAATATGGGAAAGTAGCTAAAGCATATATTGAAAATTCTAAGGTATCTAGTGAAAATAATTCTGTTTTAGATTTATATGTTTTAGGATTTGATTTAAATAAAAAATTAACAGCTCCTACTGATGCTTTAAAAACTAATCTTAGAACATACCTCTCACAATACAAAATAATAGGTGATTCTGTTAGAATAAAAGAAGCATTCCCTGTTAATCTAGGTATTGATTTTGAAATTATTACACTTCCCAACTTTAATAGTAATGAAGTGTTAAGAAATTGTATTTTAACTTTACAGACTTATTTTAACATAGATAAATGGCAAATACACCAACCTATTATTTTAAGAGATGTATATGCTCAACTAGATAATGTTCAAGGAGTCCAAACTGTAAAAAATATAGAATTTACAAATAAAACTGGTGGTTCTTACTCTAACTACAAATATGATGTAGTAGGAGCAATGATTAATAATGTAATTTACCCTTCAATTGACCCAATGATATTTGAGGTAAAATATCCAAATAGTGATATTACTGGTAAAGTAGTAAACTTATAATACTATGGCTGTATATAAAATATTCCCAGAAAAAGATAATACATTGTATTCAATGTTCCCCTCAATGAATACGGGTATTGACCCCATCAACCAAATATCAAATTTAAATTTTGCAGTAAGTAGCCAACCTTCTGTAGCTAGAACCTTAATCCAATTTAATACTAATGAAATTAAAGATGTTTTAGATAATAAAAAAACAGGAACTTGGGATGTTTACTTAAAATCTTTTATAGCAACAGCTCAAGGGATTAATGAAGACTCAAAAATTTATATATTCCCCACTTCAGAATCTTGGAATAATGGTACAGGTACATATTTAGATCAACCTATTACAACAGATGGCTCTTCATGGGATAGTCCTATATTAGGGGGAGGTGCAAAATGGGGTACTGGAGATACTATTATTTCTACAAGCTCGTATGATCCAACTTATTCTATCCAAGGTGGCGGAAATTGGTATATTTCTTCATCAGCAGCTTCATCTTTACCTAAAATAAAATATCCATATTCTCAATCTTTTAGTATGAGATCTTATAAAGATCTTTCTCTAAAAGTAAATGAATCTGTACATGATTGGTATAGTGGGTCTATACACAATAGTGGTTTTTTGTTAAAATGGGAAAATGCTGTTGAATTTAATAGCCACAAACAAATCCAACCCGTACTACAATATTATAGTATTGATACTAATACTATCTACCCACCCCATTTAGAGTTTAGATGGGATGATTATTTATATTCAACATCCTCAGAGATAAATACTCTTTCAGGGTCAAGCCTTTATATAAATCTAGATGAAAATCCAGGAGAGTTCTTCCCTGAAAGTGTTAATAGATTTAGATTAAATGTTAGAGAAGAATACCCTAAACGTGTATTTCAAACATCTTCTATTTATACTACTCAACATTATTTACCTACTTCATCATATTATGCTATAAAAGACTTAGACACAGATGAATATGTAATTGAATTTGATACTACCTATACTAAAATTAGTGCTGATGAATCATCAAATTATTTTGATATTTATATGAATGGTTTAGAACCCGAAAGGTACTATAAAGTTTTAATACAAGTAGATAATAGTAAAGGTAAAAAAGTGTATGATAATGACTATTATTTTAAAATAGTTAATGGATAATGAAACAAAAACTCACCCTTAATAAACAAGTATTTAGTAAAACCCAGTATCCTAGAGTTGTTAATACTGAGTTTTCCCAACTTGTTCCTGAATCGACAGGTTCTGTAGCAGTAGAAAATGTTACAGTTGATGAGTTTTTTATTCTTTATGATGAGTTATTTTTTGATATCCCCAAAACTGGAAATAATTCACACGAGACTTTAATTACAACAAGCACGGATTATATTGGATTTTCCCCTTTAAATGAAGAATTAGAAGCTCTTCAACAAGAAATTACCAATTTAAGATTAGAATTAATCCAAGCAAGACAAGATTTTGCTGACCAAATAGAACAAAATACTAATGGCTAATTCAACAGTATTATCTATAGATCCTAATTTTCTTTTATTAGATACTTACAGTGTATCTGATGAAAACCTTATTGCTAATCAAGAGGTAACTTCAACATTTAACCCTGAAACGGGTTACATTGAATATTACGTTTATGGGTTAAATAATTCTTTACTTTACCCTTCTTTAGAGGATGGTACTATCCCATATTCTCTTTATTCTTTATTAGATAATGATGTTTATATTGATCCTTCTTTAGATTTACAAACATTTGGGTTTGATCAAGGGGGTTATAATACTCTATATAATTTTTATTCTAATAGACTAAATTCTTCGTTTTCTACTCAATATTTTATTTCTGAGATTTCTTCGGATAGAACTGAAATTAGATTAGATTCTAACGATATAGATGATACTGCTATTATCTCATCTGTAAATGACTTTATAGCTGAAAGACAATCGGATGAATTCTTCCCAGATTTTTTACTTAATTTTGGATCTAATAGGACCGTAATTGCTAATAACATCCAATTAGATGGTAATACAGTTTTAATTAAATTATATGACCCATTACCCCCTCAATTTGGGGTAAAATCCACATTGTGGGTAGTTGAGGAAGTAGCTAATGCTACAGCCTATAATGTTACATTTGAAGAACAGATCTTAGAAGAAGAAGATACTTCAATTCAATTAAAAGGTCCAAACTTAAACTTAGATTTAAAAGATCAAATAAATAACAGTACTGAAGCTGTTTCCTTATCTGAGTTAGATGCTTCTCCTTTAACAGGATCCTACCAACAACTTCAAAGTTTATTTAACGAAGAAGGAATCCAAATCAACGTTGATTATACAAAATATTCTAATTTTGTTAATTTCTCCTCAGTAAAATCAAGAATAGAAAACTTTGAATATAAACTCCAATTAATTGAATCATATCAAGAATCAGCAGTTTCAGGCTCTAATGTTCCAGGAACTAATGCTGTATCAGATTCAAAAACTTATTATGAAAATTTAATAAATGATACTATTACCAATTTTGATGGGTATGAGTATTTTTTATATTTTTCAAGTGGTTCAAAATCTTGGCCTAAATCAAATACAGAACCACCATTTCAAAATTTATCTACTACAGATATAAACGCTATAAATTGGTATAATGAACAAATAACCTCAGCATCATTATATGATGAATTAAACCAGGATAACTTATTTTATGACATTCCCGAATATTTAAGAAATGATTCTCAAAACCAACAATATATAGATTTTGTTGAAATGGTAGGACAGCATTTTGATAATATTTGGATTTATTTAAAAGATATATCTAACAAATATAATGCTGATAATAGAATAAATGCTGGTATCTCCAAAGATTTAGTAGCACAAACATTAAGAGATTTTAGTTTAAAAATATATCAAAATAATTTCTCGTCAAATGATATATATTCTTCATTCTTAGGGTTAACCCCTTCTGGAAGTTTATTCCCATTCCCTGAAATAACAGGTTCTTTACCCACACCAAGTGGGTTTGAATACGTTGATACTTTTATTTCATCTTCAACGGACGCGGTCCCATTGGATGATATTAATAAGCGCATATATAAACGTTTATACCATAATTTACCGTATTTATTTAAATCTAAGGGTACAATTTCAGGTATTAAAACATTACTTAATACCTATGGAATCCCTGATACTATTTTACGTATTAGTGAATTTGGGGGTAAAGATAAAGTTAATGCTAACGATTATGATTATTGGTATAATAAGTTTAATTATGCTCTTGAAACTAAAGGTGAAGGGTATATTAGTTCTAGTTGGGAATCCTCTTTTGACTTTGGTAGAGTCTACCCCTCTACATTAGAATTTAGATTTAAGAATCATGGTATCCCTACTGAAGCTATTGATTATAAACAAGTTCTTTGGACTTTAGACCCAAGCCAATCTTTAGATGGGTTTTATGGAGACCCAGCTTATAGTGAAAGTTTTTATGGAGCTGATAATATAACTACGGGTAGCACCCCAGCTATTACTATTAGATACGAAGGTACAGGTAATACTAAAGGTACATTTGATGGAGCTATTGTAGATCCTTACAATGAATATACTTATGTAGATTTCTACCCAGATATTTCAAGACCTACAATTACGGCTAGTGTTTATGTTCCTACATTTGATGCTGGTTGGTGGAGTTTAATGGTAACTCGTAGCGTTTCAGCAAGTGTTGAAAATTATACTTTATTTGTAAAAAATAGCATATATAATGGAGATACTGGAACTCAATTAGGATTCCAAGAATCATCTTCAGTTACTATTACAGGTAGTAATTGGGAAATGGATGTTGATTCTTATTTTGGTAATAAAAACATAATTTTAGATATAGCTGGAGAAGACTATTATAGATTCTCAGGATCATACCAAGAAATAAGATATTATAATACTCAATTAAGTGAAAGTGTTTTTAACGATTACGTTATGAATCCACTTTCTATAGAATCTAATAAAATTCCAAGTGGATCTTTAGATACTTCTCCTGATACTTTGATGTTTAGAGCTTCTTTAGGAAGTGAACTATATACAGGTTCTATGTCTATCCACCCAAAGGTAACAGGTTCTTGGGGATTGAAAAATTCATTTGTTGATAAAAGTAGTTTTTATGTAGTTAGCAGTTCATATGTTACTAACAGAGAAACTTATTTCTTCGACTCCCCAGCCGTTGGTGTTAAAAACAGAATTAACGATAAGATAAGACCTAAAGATTTAGATTTACCAACATACAATGTTATACGAGGTGTAAATATCCCAGATGCATCAACTCTTTCAAACCAAATATCAATCCAACAAGATAAAACCCGAGATGATGTTTATACTAACAATGTTAATTTATTAGAGGTTACATTTTCACCCCAAAATGAATTAAATGATGATATTATATCACAATTAGGTCATTTTAATATTGGTGATTTAATAGGAGACCCAAGAGATAAATCAACCTCTGCTCAATCTTATCCTGAATTGGATAAGTTAAGACAAGATTACTTTCTAAAATATATTCATCAAAACTATGATTTTAATGATTATGTAAGATTAATTAAATTCTTTGATAATTCATTATTTAAAATGATCAAAGATTTTATACCAGCAAGAACATCATTAGCCTCAGGTATTACTATTAAACAACACATTTTAGAAAGACAAAAGTATCCTGAACCCCAAGCTTCTTGGAAAGACCAACAATATACAGGTTCAGTAAAATCATTCCCTCTAGATTATGCTGAAGGTTCACTTCAAGTAACAAGTGGTGGTAATGGTGGTGCATTTAAAAACTTTAACCATTTATCTAATTTTACACAAAGTTGGAGTGGTTCAAACATTACACCGTCAGGTTCAGTACCTTATATTCAATCAGATGCTCCTGAATTCATTAATGGTGAATTTAGTGGTTCTACTTTATTAGTAGAGGATGGAGAATTAAACCCTGATAATCCTATTAAGTATGAGAACCCAACAAATGTTGTTTATGATATTATAAGTAAAGGCTCTAACGTTATCCCCGGATTTGACTTTACTAATCCATCCCCTGGAGAATTAAGATGGGATTATTATGTAGGTAATACTGGAAAAGGAAATGGTTTATTCTGTAATAGAATTTATATCCATGCCACAGATAAAAATAGTTTAGATATTACCCAAGCTATTACTAATTTAAAGTTTGGTGATACTATTGAATTTGAAGGGAGAATTGGGGTTTCAAGTGGAGGTTTACCACCATCTACTACTTACTACAATAGAACCATAAAGGGAATAGTAGGCTCAGTAGCCCAAATACACCCTGAAGTTTATAGCATAATCTTTTCACCTGCATTTGATTTGGGGATAACTTCTGGTCTTACAGTTTCAGCAACTTTATCTAATAGATCAATTGATATTTCACCTTTTGTACTTACCCCTAATATCACATATTCAGACTACAATGCTATTATAGGGAATGCTACAGACATTAGACCTGGTACTTTATACCAAGATGTAGATTATTCTTCAAATGCTACAACCCCTGTAAATTTTGATGCTTTAATTTCAGGGAGTGCTACTAAAGCTAATATCCCAGATTCAAATTATTCTACAAAACGTATTACCCAACCACGTTATGATGGTAGTAGAAGTACTTCATTAGGCTTTAACTTAACATCTAGTATAGGAAGTTTAGGCCAACTACCAAACGTAGAACAAGATAGAGCTTACTTTGCATATTTTAATTATACAGGAGGTACTTCACCAGAATGGGGTAATGATATAAAAGATAGGACAGGTTTAAGTCTTAGATATTATATAGATTCTGAAGGTAACGTAATTGAACCCTCAAATGATTCTAAAGATATTAATTTAAGTATTGTTAGACAAACATTTACAGAAGGTGAAACTGCTGTTCTTACATTTGATGATGAAAATGGAACAACCTCCGATTCTAAGAATACTGAAGGTGAACAAATTATCTTTAAAAGTGGAAGAAGAATAGTACCTATCATATATTCTCAAACTTCTAGTGTTAGCGAAGAAAACCCAGGTGGTGGGGCTACAGGCTCAATTCAATTTATAAAAGGTAATTCTGATACAATTCAATCTTTACCATCTATTGGAGATTATGGGTTATTATCATTAGCCCCTGAAGATGATTATAATAGTTCGGATGAAAATACAGCAATATCTTTTGATAATGTGTCAAATCAAGGAAATGAAGTAACTTTTACTAATTTTGAGGAAATATATTTAGAGGATACATCGAACGGTGAAAGTCCTAAAGATTTAGATGTGAATATTACTTATAGGGCTCAAATTGTACTTAAGAGGAAAGTTTTCTATGGGGGAGCTAGATTCCAATGGTATAGAAATGGACAACCCGTAGGTAATTCTATATTTTTAGTTCACTCTATTACTCCTAATTCCCCAACAGGAGGTACAATTACATACTCAGCGAATGATATTATAGATACTGATAAATTAGAAGTTAGAATAACATCTATTTCTTTACCTTTTGGGGGGAATATTACTTTAAAAGAAAACCAAAATATAATATCAGTATCACAAGATATCGCTGATGGTCCTGGAATTGTAACTAGATTTTTTGGTAGATTCCCAGCAGCCCCTAACGAAACAAATACAATTTTCCTTCAACCTACCCAAGGAAGTAATTTTGGGTTGAATGAATTTTATGGTGCTAAACAAGTAGATATTACAAGTAGTGGCTTTTTCCCAATTGAAAACCAATTTACAATCCAACCTGGGGATGAAATTAGATTTAAGGGTACTGAAGCTTATACTTATAAAGTTATAGAAGTAGGCCAAAACTCTCAAAATCAAATAAATATGACTTTAGATAGAAATATCCCTTCAAACTGGACTAATGCTGATATGGATCATTTTGTCTTAAGAAGATATGTAGACGCTCCTGGTTCTATTATAATTCAATCTGATAAATCTATTGGAGGTACTTCACCTGGTTTCTTTATGCCCCTATACACTACTAAAGGGATTGAAGATAATTTTGATAAAATCATACAAAAATTAAAAACAGACCAATTAATATAAAATTAAATTTGGAATAAAAGTAAAATTTACATATATTTATAAATTGACGAACAAACTATAAAACAATGGGATATTTAAATAATTCGGTAGTAACAGTTGATGCTATCCTAACAAAAAAAGGTAGAGAGCTATTAGCAAAGGGCGATGGATCTTTTGCTATTACACAATTTGCATTAGCTGATGATGAAATTGATTATACACTTTATAATCCAACACACCCATCGGGTTCAGCTTATTACGGTGAGGCTTTAGAAAATATGCCTCTATTAGAAGCATTTCCTAATGAAACCCAAATTATGAAGTATAAATTGGTAACTTTACCAAGAGGTACTTCTAAAATGCCTGTATTAGATTTAGGATATGGTTCAATTACCTTAAAACAAGGTGCTTCATTATCTATCACACCACAAACCTTAAATTATTTAGGTGGTAATCAAACATTTGAAACTAGTGGTTATACAGCCACCATATCAGATGTTCGTTTATTTAATACATTTAACGGTGTAGGTGTTAATACAGAACAAGCTCAAGCAGCTAACTCAACTACTACAATTGGTACTAATGTATCTAAAACAGTTGTTGGTACTACTATTAATTTAACAGCTACTACAGTTAACACACTATTTGGAAATAATACTCAATTACAAGCTACATTAACTGTAATTGGTAGAGATTCAGGTGCTAGACTAACAATCCCAGTAACAGTTACTAAAGTACAATAATTATGTCATTTAAAAGATTAGACCCGCAAGATTTTGTAATCTCAGCTGATAGTATTACTAGTACTTTATGGAGCGGAGATGAACCTACATTAACTACTTTTTTTACCTCTTCTGATCAAGAAAACGCATCTTCAGGTGATTATTACCTTTCGGTATACCAAACAGCTTCATCAGATTCTACTGCTAAAGTACAATTTAACATAGCTTATGGTAATAAATTTGGTAGTGGTTCAATCCCCTATAACTCAGGAACAGGTTTAGAAAGTAAATCACCAACCTCAACAGTCTATGGTCAATACAGAACTATGGTGTTAGGAGATGAAAATACTGATTTTACATTTGGTGATTATACTTCAACTGATTTTATTGCTTTACCTATTGAAAGAGCAAGATATAAAGAATCTTTATTCCCAGGATCTTTAAACCTAACCCTTTCAGGTTCAGAAGGTGAAGTTCATATTACCGATAATTCTAAAGATGTAGCCTCAATCACATTTGTAGATTCAGGAAGAAAATTTGAATTAGTTTCAGGTTCTAATGGTTCTGCTTACTCTGGTACAGGATTTACCTCAGATTCAGGTTCATATGGTTGGATGCTCCCAGATATTGGTGTTTTATTGTTAAATCCTTCTGCTGTATCCCACAGTATTGGTTTAGATTTTACTTCTTCTTGGGAAAATACATCTAATGGTGGAGTAAATGCTAATACATTTACAACCTTTATTTCTGCTTCTTCATTCCAAATGAATTCTCAAGAAACAATTACTTCTGATTTTGTATTTGTTAGAGCAAGAAATGCTGAATTTAATTATAGTGAAAACCCATCTTACATCTCAGGATCAACGGGTGAAGTAATATATGACGAGTTTATTAACTCACCTCAATCTTATATTACTACTGTAGGGATGTATAATGATAATAATGATTTATTAGCGGTAGCTAAATTATCAAAACCTTTGCTTAAAGATTTTACTAAAGAAACATTAGTTAGAGTTAAGCTAGACTTTTAAAATGAATGAGTGCATTCAAACAATTTTT